GATAACAGCACTTCAACAATGGGTGTGTCAGGTATGGGAACAACTTTTATAATTAATAATATTGATATATCTGATTTAGAAATAGATAGAGGTGGTCAAGTCAGATACTCAATAGAGGTAGAAAAACGTGATGCTCAAGATAGAATTTACATGCACATTACAGGTCGTGACGGATCTAACACAGTTTTTCAAGGCACTGATATCTTATCTGAATCTGGTATAGCATCTGGTTATCAGTCTTACACTGGAGCCTTTGATTTTAGTGGCTCACTTAATAGAATAACGGTTGAAGTAGGTGGCAGAGATATCAATCTTGCAATTGGTCCTTTGTTTGATGATGTGACTGTTAATGTATTTTACAATGTGATTAGCACAATCATAACACAACAAATTACAACGTTAGAGGAGATATATTATTTAAATATTTTCGATCCTGTGGAAATTGAGTTTGTTGAAGAGGTGTTTGAATTTAATGATATAACTGTAGATGAGGGCATGGTAGACTTCACACCAATAGAGCCTGAAACTGAAGAGGTCACTTTCGAAACTGTAGAATTAGAAATAGAGTTTGAAATGAACTTTGACATGGAGTTTGCCCCACCGCCTCCAATGGAGATGTTACCGCCGTCAGATATGGAAATGGAGATGCCTGTAAATATAGAAACAGTTGAGGCTGAAATACAAATGGAACTTGAAGATTTACCGCCGCCGTCAGATATGGTAGCATCTGTTGAGGAGATGCCTGAGCCAGAGATCACGGCTCCCGAATCAGAGGTAGAAAAACCACAACTAGAAGAGATAAAAGAAACACCAGTAGAAGTAGAAGAAACTGTAGATGAAGGACCAGCAGAAGAAGAAACAACCGAACCCGATAGCGAAACTACTGAGGAATCCCCTGTGGAGCCAGAGGATAGTTCAGAACAAGAAGAAGTACAACAGGAAGAAACTGAAGAACCTGAAAAACCTGTAAAAGAGCCCTCTGCAAAAGAAAAAGCAGCAACAAAAATAGTTAAAAAGATCGACGATAAAGCTAGATACGATGAATCAAATCAAATGAAAACATTGATTGTAATGCAGATACTTGGTAATACTAAGACATTCTTTGATACACAATCTACTATTGTAGACACAAACGTTAATGAGTATTTAAATAAAACAATAGAAGATCAGTACGGTCTTTTATTTGATATGGCACAAGGACAGACAATGGAGGATATAATAAATGCCCAGTATTGAGTATGCAGGAATGAAAGTAACAGGCGGAAAAGTCTTCGCAATATTAACATTATTAGGAGCGCTTGGATCAGGAGCTTGGGCTACCTTCACTTTTTATCAGGATTATCTGACGATGAAGGAAAAAATTTTAACTTATACCGAGCCGGACCTCAGCGGATTTGATAAAAAAATATCTCTCGTAGAGTCTGAAACTCAGGCACAAATGGAAATTGTCGTACAAAAGGTAGATGGTTTAAAGAGTGAATTAGATTTACTATTAGAAGAAATTAATTTAATATCTCAAGTAAGTCGTGAATTAAAAGACGATCTTAAAACAGATTTACGCCAAATGGAGGGCGACGTTCGACACATAACTGAAATAGTAAATGATGTTGAAGATAGACAGAAGGAAGATAATAGAGAGCTTTTAAACGAAATGAAATTATTAGAGGAAAACTTAGATTTAAAAATTAATAAAGCATTAAATAATCCTTTGTCTGGAATGTCGGCAAAGAATTAATTTTTGATACCTAATAAAATAAAAAAACTAATTCATGATGAAGTTAGACTTTGGTCTAAACATTATTTAGAAGTTCCTAATAAACACTTAAATAAAATGCCCGCTTGTCCTTTTGCTAAAAAGGCTTGGTTAGATAATAAAGTTGATATAGCAATTAGAAATCCAGAATATGGATACGTGAGAGAATTACATAAGCACGTAAAAAATATTAACTTTAACAAAAAAGAGATATTAATTTACTGCGACACATTTTTTAAGGAGTATAGCTTAAATAAGTTTCAAAGAATTATTGATAACTTTAATAGAAAGTACAATAAAAAAGACGTTTATTTTATGGGATTTCACCCATACAATCCTCCTAATGAAGAAGAACAAGAGTTTTTATTAGATCCTACAGGGGATAAATCTAATTTACCAGATTCAAAGGTAGATTTTTCTATGATGTTAATACAAAAGTTCTCGCAATTATACGAAGCATCTGATAGACTACACCGCATGGGTTATTATGATAAATGGCCCAGAGACTACTACCATGAGGTAGTGTCGTCTAGACAAAAACAATTTAAAAAGCTTTTTAAAGGAGAAACAAAATGCCAGGAATGAAAAGAAAAAATGGTATGATGATGGACAAAAAAGTTGGCATGATGCGCGGCGGCGGTATGACTAAAATGCGCGGCGGCGGCATGGCAAAAAAAAAGAACGTCATGAAAAAAAAGAAAAAAAAGAAAAAGTAATTAAACTTGGACCACTCCTTTTAGGGGTGGTCTTAAATCAACCACTTCTTTAAATCTTCACCTAAAACTTTATTAGCTAAGTTTATTTTATTTCTTAAATTTTTAACGATAAACTCATCAACAGTTCCTTCAGATAAAAGATCTATGTAAGTTACTTTTTCTGTCTGACTTATTCTGTGTGCTCTATCTTCAGACTGTAATCTAATTTCTAAATCATAGCTGTTGCTATAATACACAACGGTATGGCTAGCAGTAAGAGTGAGACCGTATCCACCTGTTCTAGGATTTCCGATAAAAAATCGTAAAGGGTCTTCTCTATCTTGAAACCTACTAACAATATCCTGCCTATCACTCTCAGCAGTATCACCATAAAACGACTCCACAGCTTCTTTTCCGTATCTTTCTGAAAGTATTTCGTTAATTTTTTTGATATCATGACGATATATCGCCCAAATAATAACTTTTCCATCTATCTCCTCTAATATATTTAACAATTCACTTATTCTGTTATTTTTTAACGGTCGTTCTTTTCCGTCATCTGTCATTAGATAACCGCAAGTAATTTGATGAAGTCTTACCATTTGTGCCAAGGCACTAGCCGCACTTGTTTGAGAATTTTCTAAAACTGTGACTGCATGTTTTTTCATTTCTGTATATGCTTTTAATTGCTCTGGAGTTAAAGATACATTTCTTTTCATGTAAATTTTATTAGGTAGATCTAAACAATCCTCTTTTAAAACTCTGTATGAAAATTTATCTAACTTACTGTTTAACTCATCCAGTCTTGTGTATCCAGTAATAAGTTTAAAAGAATGACTACCAACATTTCTGTCGACCATTAAAGCGTAACGATTACGAAAAGTGTAATAAGAAGAAAAGTCCAAGTACAATGGATCAAGGAAATAACATTGTGTATACAAATCTAACGGTGATTTAGTTACAGGAGATCCTGTTAATATTCTACGATACTTTGCATAATCTCTTAATTTTAAAACATTCTTTGTTCTAGATGCAGTGGGTGATTTAATGGTGGTAGACTCATCTATTGCCATTAAACAAGAGTGAGCTAATAAAAATCTTTTAGCGATATCTAAACCTTTTTTTGTGCTAAAAGCCTCAATATTCATTAAAAATATAACTAACTCTTCATCGTGTTTAAATAACTTTTGATTTTCTTTTTGTTGTTTTTTCGTTGTGGCGGGAGACCAAGTAACAATATTATACAATATGTGATCCGGCACATGTGTTGGTATTTCTTGTTTTTCCCAGTTTCGATAAACACCCTTTGGTGCTATAATTAACGCCGCATTTATTTTTCCTTTATCATAAAGCATAGCAATATTATCAACTAAAACTTTAGACTTACCTGTGCCCATTTCCATAAATAAAGCGTAGTTTTCTTTATTGTGACAAAAACCTAATGCTTTTATTTGATGCTCGTATGGCTTTGTTTTAAACTTATAATCCATAACTAACTCTTTCTTTAATTCTTAAAATAAAAATAATACTTGCAAAAGTATTTGTCAATCTCTATATTAAAAAGTAGAAGTAAGAATGACTGTATATGTAATACAAGAAGTAGCGGGTAGAAACGTTTTAAGTGCTGAAAAATACGGCAAGTTAGAACTTTTATTACCTGAAGGTTCTCAGTTAGTCCTGAGCACTGGACCTACTGTTAGACGTTTGAATAAAAAGTTAAAAGACTTTTGTGACGACGACTACTTATTATTAATAGGAGATCCTTCTATTATAGGTATTGCTTGTGCTGTCGCCGCGAGTTATAATCGCGGAAGATTTAAATGTCTTAAGTGGGACAAACGTGAATATAAATACTATCCAATTGAGGTAAATTTATATGAGAAGGGAGAGATAGATGAATAGTTTGTTAGATAACATGGAAGCAGATGTTTCAAGACCTACTATAGGTGATAATTCTTTAAAAGAAGTTTCTGATCTTTGCACTGAATTAGCAACAGAGCAAAATGAATATGAAGAGTTAGAAAAAATGTTGAAAGACAAAGCTAAAAATATTCGTAAGTTATCAGAAGAAATAATTCCTGCTAGAATGGCGGAACTAGGTTTAGAAAGCTTAACTTTAAAAGACGGTTCACAAATTAAAGTGAAACAAAAAGTTCAAGCATCTATACCAGTAAGATTTCGTGGAGAGGCTTTTCAGTGGCTTCGCGATAACGGACATGGCGACTTGATTAAGAATCAAGTATCTGCTACGTTCGGTAAAGGCGAGGACGTAACTGCTAATGAATTTATAGATAAAATTCAGCAGCTAGGTTATGATCCTCAACAAAAACTATGGGTAGAACCTATGACGTTAAAAGCTTTTGTAAGAGAGCAGATTAACGAAGGTAAGGAGATACCTATGGAAAAGTTCGGAGTCTTTGTTGGCGCCGAAACCAAAATAAGTAAAAAGTAAAATGTACATAGGAGGTACAAAATGGCAAACGCAAACGCAGCGCAGAACGTTGCAAAGAAAGAAAGCAAACTACCTACGATCGCTTTAGAGACTATGGAATTGGACGCATCTAGCGGCCTTGAAAATATCTCACAAGATGATCTAGCAACACCAAGACTAAAAGTCTTGATGCAACTTTCTCCAGAATTGGAGGAAATTGAAAATGCGAAAGCTGGAATGATTTTTAATACAGTCACAAATGATTTGTATGATGGATCAAAAGGTATTCGTGTTTTACCATGTGCGTATCAACGTCAATACGTTGAGTGGGCTGATAGAGGACAAGGATCGGGAGCACCGATAAATGTCTTTGATGCTTCCAGTGACATCTTAACCAAAACTACAAGAGATGATAATAATAAAGATCGTCTTGAGAATGGTAATTATGTTGAGACTTGTGGTAATCATTATGTGTTATTAGTGACAGATGATGGTGACGCAACTCCTGCATTGATTACTATGAAAGCTACTCAATTAAAAAAGAGTAGAAAATGGAACTCGATGTTACTTAACTTAAAACTTAAAGGTAAGAACGGATTGTTTACTCCTCCGTCTTATAGTCATTACTATAATTTAAAAACAGTTAAAGAAGGTAATGATAAAGGTAATTGGTATGGTTGGGAGATCTCAAGAGAAGATACTTTACAAGATGCTAATTTATACTCCATGGCTAAAACTTTTGCTGAAAGCGTAAGCAAAGGTGAAGTTAAAGTTAAATATGAACAGGAAGCTGCTACATCGGAGCAAACTCCTTTCTAATGCTACGGGGCGGGCAACCGCCCCTTTTATTTTATGGAAGACAGAGTAAAAAAATTTAAAAATATTTTTTATGGCTTAGATAGAGCCTATGGTCAGTATGTAAGCGACGGACAATCTGTAAATGGTAAGGCGTCTGGTAAAGCTTTTATATTAAAGCAACCTGTTAATGATCAGCTATGGATAGATCATATAAATGGAAAAGATCCTAGCTTAGGCATTATACCTATAAGAGATGATTCAAATTGTATATGGGGTTGTATAGATATAGATACATATCCTTTAGACTTTAAAAAGATAATTAAAAAGATTAGAAAACTAAATCTACCATTAGTTATGTGTAGATCAAAAAGTGGTGGTGCTCATATATTTTTATTTTTAAAAGAACCAACACAAGCAAAAATAATTAGAGATAAATTAATAGAATGGTCTGGTTTAATAGGCTATGCTAATTGTGAAGTATTTCCCAAACAAATAGAAATAAAAGCAGATAGAGGAGATACAGGTAATTTTTTAAATCTTCCTTATCACGGTGGAGATGATAGTATGAGGCATGCTTTCAACGATGATGGTGATGCAATTAATTTAGATGAATTTTTTATTTTATATGAAAAGCATAGTATTGGACGATCTGAACTAAAAGATTTTAAACCTAACATTGAAAGACAAATAAATGAATTAGATGACGGTCCACCTTGTCTTGCTACTCTTATGTCTCAAGGTATACCGGAGGGAGGAAGAGATAATACTTTGTATCAATACGCAGTTTATGCCAAAAAGAAATGGCCCGACCAATGGAAAGATAAGATAGATGAGTTTAATCATAAGTATATGGAAAGACCTCTTAGCTCAGCACAAGTTCAAAAAACAATTACGCAACACGAAAAAAAAGATTATCAATATAAATGTAAAGATCAGCCTATGTGTTCTGTTTGCTCACCAATACAATGTCGTGCAAAACAATTTGGCATAGGTAATTCTTTTGAACATCAAGTTAGTGATTTAACAAAGTTTGAAAGTGATGAGTCCACTTGGTTTTTAAACATAGACGGCAGAAGATTAAAATTATCAACAGAACAATTGTATGACCAACACCGATTTAGAAAAGCTTGTTTGAATGAAATAAATATTTTACCAAACATCATGAGACCACAAGATTGGGATAGTAGAATACAATCTTTGTTAGAAGTTGTTGAGGTTATACAGATGCCTCATGAGATCACAAAGACAGGTAGGTTTGAAAATTTATTAGAAAGATTTTTAGAAGATCAAGGCGAAGCAGAACACATAGATGAAATAGAAATGGGTAAAGCTTTGTTTGAAGAAAAAGAATATATAGACACAGTTAAAGAAGGTGGTGTAGAAAAAGAAGTTAAAGTACAAAAAATGACAGCTTTCTTTAGATCTGATTGGCTACAAAAGTTTTTAAAGAAAAATGATTTTAAGGATTTTAGCACAACAGAAATGACGGCACATATTAGAAATAAATTAGGTGGTGGGGATACAAGACGTAAAGTAAAAAACAAAACTACATACTTGTGGTATTTACCTTGGCAGAAAAAAAGTGATGATGAGTTTAAAACTCCAGACATGAGAGAAGAGGCTCCGTTTTGAGAAATATAATATTTGGACCACCAGGAACAGGAAAGACCACACATTTGCTTCGTATTGTTGAAAAAGAATTACGAGAAAATAAAGTGTCACCAGATAAAATAGCGTATCTGGCATTTACAAATCAAGCTGCTGATGAAGCTCTATCAAGAGCTATTTCTCAATTAAATTATAGCACAAAAGATTTTATGAATTTTAGAACGCTACATAGTTTAGCTTATAGAGAATTACATTTGAAAGAAGAAAATATTATGAGTGATGAGGATTACAAAGTTGTATCTGATAAACTACAAATTAATTTAAGCAATCCTAATAAGAACATGGAAACTTATGGTGCAGGATTTCCCGATGATATTTTTATGAAAGTTATAGACGGTGCGAAAGTTAGAGGTTTAACAACAGAAAATTACTTTCATGATCCTAGTGTGGGACATTTAGAAGGTGGTTGGTTAAAATTAAAATACATAGACACTGCATTAAGTCAGTACAAATCAGATAGAAACAAATTTGATTTAACTGATTTAATAGTTCAATTTAACAAAAAACATTACGATACCATACCTAAGTTTGATGTTGTAATAATAGACGAAGCACAAGATTTAAGTTGGTTGCAATGGAAAATGGTAGAAAGGATTATAGAGAATAGTAAAAGAGTTTATGTTGCAGGTGATGATGATCAAGCTATTTATCGTTGGGCAGGGGCCAGACCAGAATATTTAATTAATATGGAGGGAGAGAGAACAGTTTTAAATAGATCTTATAGATTATCTAAATTAATTCATCGTCATGCAAATAAATTAATTACAAGAATAACTGACCGAGTAGAAAAAGAGTGGACGTCTAGAGATGATCACGGTGAGGTGAACATACATCCGATTGAACAGTTGCAAAAAATGAAAGAGGGTCAGTGGCTTATCCTGGCGAGAGATAGATATAGATTAGATAAATTAGAGGAGGATCTAAAAATTTATGGTTATTATTATAAGCGTGGAGATAAAACTTCCATAAATAAAAGAATACATGAAGCTATTTTGGCATGGGAAGATTTACGAAAAGGTAAAGAAATAGGTGTAAAAGAGATAAAAAGTTGTTATGCTTATATTAAGACAGGAGAGGGTATTGAAGCAGAACACAAAGCTATGAAGAAAGCAGATAAAGAAAAATTATATAATTATGAAACTTTGAAAAAAGATTATGGACTAAAAGTAGATAAAGAGTTACCGTGGTTTAAAGCTTTGAAAAATATACCGCCATCAAAATCTATTTATGTAAGAGCAGTTTTACGTCGTGGTGAGAACATAAGACACGAACCACGGATCAAGTTATCAACAATACATGGATCAAAAGGTGGAGAGTCAGATAATGTCATGTTGTTGACTGATCTATCTCGTAAAGCAGACGATGAATATTGGAGACATAGAGATTCCGAAAGAAGAGTTTTTTATGTGGGTATGACTCGTGCAAGAAACATTTTAAACATAGTTCGATCGCAATCGGACAGAGAATTTTCGGAGGTATTTTAATGTCATTTGTAAATGTTGTTATTAAACAACTTGATATAACTATTAAACAGATTTCTAAAGTCAGAGCAGAGGGTACAAAACTTCGACGTGATGATTTAGATAAAGCCGTGAAAGTTTTAAAAAAAGATTTAGAACAATTACGTCTAGACTTACAACAACTAAGGGAGAAAGAAGATGCAAAGTGAAAAATGCTTACAAGAGGCAATAAGATTAGTAACGGGGCCTAGAGCACATGATTATGGTGATAAGACTATTACGCATTGTAATATTGCTGCTTTATGGAGCTCTTACTTAGGAAAAGATATTTCCGCTCACGATGTAGCTATGTGTATGTTGTTACTGAAGGTTGCTAGAATAAAACATAAAGCAACACCAGACTCGTACATAGATATTGCGGGATACGCCGCGATAGCTGCTGAAATAGAAAAAGAAGACTAATGACTCAAATGCCTTTGTTTCAGCCACCTAGCGAGTGGACGCCACCTGAAAAGGTGCCTGATTTATCAGAGGCAAAAGAGATAGCCATAGACTTAGAAACCTGTGATCCTAATATTAAAACTATTGGACCAGGTTGGCCTAGAGGGGACGGATACATTGCAGGTATAGCAATAGCTGTGGATGGTTGGAAAGGTTATTTTCCTATTCGTCATGAGGGCGGTGGTAATTTTGATGAGAAGATTGTTAAACGACAAGTTAAAAAAATTATGGAATTGCCTTGTGATAAAATATTTCATAATGCAAGTTATGATGTGGGGTGGCTTCGTTGGTGGGGAGTAGAAATAAAAGGCAAGATTATTGATACTCTTATCGCCGCTCCACTTATAGATGAAAACAGATTTCGATACTCGCTAAACGAGTTAGGTAAAGATTATCTAAAAGATACTAAGTCAGAGGCTTTATTATACGAGGCCGCAAAGGAGTGGGGCGTTGATGCAAAAGCAGAGATGTGGAAGTTACCGCCTATGTATGTGGGTCCTTATGCAGAACAAGATGCTGATTTGACGTTAAGGTTATGGCAATTTTTTAAAGTAGAATTAATTAAGCAAGAGTTGTCTAGCATCTTTGATCTCGAAACACGGCTCTTTCCTTGTTTATTGGATATGAAAACAAATGGAGTATGTGTTGATTTACAAAAAGCAAGTCACATTAAAGTAGATTTAAATAAAAAAGAAAAAGATATTTTATATCAAATTAAAAAAGATACAGGGATAGATGTTGATGTTTGGGCTGCTGTTAGCGTTGCTAAAGCGTTTGATAAATTAAAAATTAGGTATGAAAGAACACCTAAGTCTGGACAGCCTAAGTTTGATAAGAACTTTTTAACAACTCACAAACATCCATTAGCAAGAATGATAGTGCAAGCAAGAGAATTTAATAAAGCTCGCACGACTTTTTTCT